CTACACTGAGCTCTTTTCGGACATGGGTTCGACTCCCATCGCCTCCACCAACCGCAACGCGGTAGAACTCTCGGAATTTGACGTTGTATCGTCATCTTCCGGGGGCTTTTTGTTTGCAGAAATGGGTAAAATCACCCGCTCAAAGTCCCCGGTTTTCTGGTCGGTTATATTGAATTTGACCTCTGCCCGATCCTCGTACAGCAGGATGGACGAAACGAACGTATCCAGGATGCGGCGGCGGTACTCTTCGTCCACCTCGTCCTCTTCCCGGCGGAACTGCTCGAACATGAACGTGAGCGCTTCCCGGCTGAACTGGGGCGGTGCGGGGGCGTTGTTGATCTCGCCCAGAGCGAAGGTAAGCTGGGCTTCCTGTTCTTCGAGAGCGCGCAGGCGGGCCGCAAGGCGGGCGCTGCCGCCCTCTTCGATGGCCTCAAGGATATTGTTCTGCTTGCGGCGGCACTCGGCCAGCTCTGCTTCCAGAGCGTCCTTCTCCGGGTTGCCTTTCGGCTCCTGCTCCTTGGCCTGCAATTCCATCATGCAGTCCACAATCTGCGAAATCTTTTCCGGGGTAAGGACGTACTTTGCAACGCCGTCCACGATAACCTGTTCCAGATAGTTTTTTTCAATGGAGGTCTTGGGACACTTCTTCTCGACGTGCTGGGTGCAGGTGTAGTAGTAGTGCTTGCTCCCGGTGTGGCCCGTGGCGCTGGCTCCTTTCATGGCATGGCCGCACAGGCCGCAGTCCAGTTTGCCAACAAGCACATAGTCAGCCCTGGGCGCACCCTTGCCGCCGCCGTGGGCGCGGTTAAAGGCAAGCTGGGTCTGGCAGCGATTGAATAGCTCCCGGTCGATCATGGCAGGCACTCCCCCCTCAATGCGGATGTCGGCGTACTTGTACACACCAAGATACATCTCGTTGGTGATGATCCGGCAGATAGAGTTCTTGTTGAACGGATTGCCCCGGCTGGTGCGGTAGCCGCGGGCGGTAAGTTCTCGCACGATGTCGGCGGCGGTAGCCCCGGCGGCGTACTGCTCAAAGATGTACCGCACGGCGGGGGCCTGCTTCTCGTTGATGCAGTAGTGCTTGTCCGGCCCGATGTCGTAGCCAAAGCTGCGGTTGCCGCCCAGGGCAATGCACTTGAGCGCGCTTTCCCGCTGGCCGCGGCGGAGTTTCTGCGCCAGTTCGGCGGAGTAATACTCGGCCAGAGATTCCATCAAGCCCTCAATGATGATTCCTTCCGGGCCGTCCACCACCGTCTCGGCGGCGTACAGAATCTTGACCCCGTTCTTCCGTAAGCGGGTCTTGTAGATGATGGAGTCGTAGCGGCTCCGGGCGAGGCGGTCTGTTTTCCAGCAGATCACAGCGTCGAAGAGGTGGCTGTCGCTGTCGGAGATCATCTGTTGGAACGCCGGGCGGCTGTCGCTCTTGCCGGAAATGTGGCGGTCGATATACTCATGGACGATCTTGTAGCCGTGGGCTTTGGCGTAGGCCTCACAGTCCCGGCGCTGGCCCTCAATGCTCTGCTCGGTCTGCTGTCCGCCGTTGGAGTAGCGATAGTACGCCACCAGCCGCAGTCCGCCTACCTCTTGCAGTTTCTTTTTGCGAGGCATAAATACCACCTTTCAAGTAGTTTTAAGTTTGTTGCAAGCCGTTGCAAGTTCTGGGGAAAATAAATCTTTCCACACTTTCAACAGTCAAAAAGTTAAATTCATTTCCGAAATATCATATCTGGGAACCATTTATATAAGTAGAGTTGCACGTTTAGGTTCAACTCGTTCCAAAACGCCCTGTCTTTTCTGCGGAGAAGATGGGGCGTTTTTATTTGCCATACACGAAAAAGCCTACCGGGCTGTCCCCCGGTGGGCTTTTTCTTTTTGTGTGCTGAATTTTACTGGTGCTTCCTGCGCCATTCAGCGGCGGCACGGTCAAGCACTAACCTGTGGAAGAAGATTCTTTTCCCCCACTGGCGGCCTCGTCGGCACGCTCGGCGTTGTACCGGGCTACCTCGTCCTGCACGTTGACAACGGCAGCGGCCACGTCGCCGGACACATCCGCCCGGCGGGGCGGCTGTACGGCAGGCCCGCCAAAGACCTTGCGCATCTGTGTAAGGAACAACGTGCGCTCCTGCGGGGACAGATCGAGAAAGTTCTCAATCACCGAAACCTGCTCTTTGTCCAGGCTGTACTCGGCGGCCAGCCGATCCAGTACAGTTTCCCGTGTCTGCTCGAACATCTCCCCCTCGCCAGTGCGGAGCCAGTGTTCATTGACCCCGAACTCGCGGCAGATGGAGCGGATAGTCTGATCCGTTGTTCCGTTGACCCCATTTTCGATACGGCTGACAGCAGACTTACCCATACCGATTACAGCGCCGAAATCTTCCATCGAAAGATTTTTCTCTTTACGGAGGATTTTAATTCTTTCGCCGATGGTCATTTATTTTATTCACCACCTTTCTGCAATCCAATTATAGCAAATAAAGTTCCGAAAATCAACAAAGGAATCCCAGAAAACCATTGACAATGTTCCGAAAATTGACTATAATGACACTGTAAAGTTCCGACAAGCAACACGAGAGCAACAGAAAGGGGGCGAAGGAGATGAAAATTGTAATCACTGGCAGCGCAAAAGAAATTGCCGCCCTTGTATTAGCGGTACAAGGACGGCAAAAGGTCGAGAGCTTAACGATTGGTGGGGTCAGTACCAAGGCTCACGGCAATGATCTGATCGTAGAACACGGTCAGAATGGGGAAGTTCACAACGGGAGTTGTGGCTTCAAACCGAGCATCCCTTAACAGAATGAACTCGCCGCTTCCAGCGGAACGCTCTTCATCGGGGCTATCAGCCTTAGAAACAGCTTCAAGAGCCGCAGAGTTGAGCGTCTGTGCAACGGTAACATTCAAATTGTCTGTTTTTTCATCAAACACAGGAATACCGCTGATGATGCCAGCGGCGGTGACGAGAAACAGGCGATTTGTTTCAAATCCCTTAAGAGAAATGGAATGAGCGTATCCGGCAAGGATAGCCTTTTTAGTTAACGACAGGCTCATTTTTACACCTCCTTTCTGTGGCTATTGTACCACGGCGGGAGGAGATGGGCAACATTAAAGAGAGGTGAAAAGGATGCAGGGCTACGGCGTGAACATCGTGGTTGAGGGCGGAGAGCTGGAAAAGATTCTGGCTCGCCTGTCTGCCGCACAGGAAGAGATTCAGCAGTGCTATTTTGAACTGGAACGCCTGGGCGTGCTGGTAATCAAAAAGCCGTCGGACGAATCCGACGGCAAAAAGGATCACTGATCCTTTTCCAGAGCATCAACAAACGCTTCCATTAGTTTTGCAGTCTGCTGGATCAGTTTGTTGATGTCGCCCACCGTTGCAGGCTCCGAAGAGCTGCCGCTTGACGGTGTGGCGTAGAACTTGAAGTGCTTGATGGCCTGTCGCATGGCCTGTGTACGGACAGCGGATCGGATTCTTCTGATAGCCTTTCCATCAAGGTGAACGCCAGCAACGTGAAATGGAAAAATGGGTGGATGCCGGACATTGGCGCAAAGCTGCATCCGAAACTCTGCACGAAAAACTGGATCGTGCAGGGCGACAGTGCAGAACTGGACTGCGGCGTTTTGGTGGTGGATGACCTGGACTTCACAGGCTGCCCGGACGTGCTGACAATCGGCGCGGTGGCGCGGCCAAGCGATACGGGCTTCCACGAGAGAAACCGAGAACAGGTCTGGAAGAACACATCCATCCAGCGCATTGCCTCGACCATTGCGGAGCGAAACAGCCTGCAATGCTCGATGGATGCCGAAGATGTGGAAATTGCCATCAAGGAACAGGACGACAACGACAGTGCTTTCCTCAAGAGTCTGTGCGAAACCTACGGCCTGATCCTGAAAGTGTACATGGGGAAGATTTGGATTTTCGACCGCGAGAAATACAAACAAAAGGATGCCGTAAGGACATTCACCCCGGCGGACATTGTACCGGGTTCCTTTTCCTGGAACACCACATTGGCCGGAACATACACAGGCGGCGTGTTCACATACACCAACCAGAGAAAAAAAGTAAACATCAATGTCACGGTAGGCAGCGGTGACAGGATGTTGAAACTAACCCAGTATGCGTCCAGCGAGGCCGACGCGAAACGACAGCTCGAAGCAGCTATTGCCATGAAGAATCATTCCAATACCACCGTGTCGTTCAAGACGATGGGAGACCTGAATATCCACGCAACACAGTGCGTGAACATTCAGGGGTACGGAAAGATGGACGGGAAGTATTATCTTGATAGTATCACCCGACCGCTGGATAACTCCGGCGGCCTCACGAACGAATACGCGGGAAGCAGAGTGGGAGGCTGATCTATATGCAGAGCGTGATCCGCATTGGTGAGGTTTCCAAGGTCAACTACGACAAGGGAACGATAGAGGTTGCCTACAAAGACCGAGACGATTCCGTAACGGATGAAATCTGCATGGTGTCGAACAACCTGTATCGGATGCCTGTTGTCGGGCAGATGGCGTGCGTCCTGCACAACTCCGCAGATCAGGAAATGGGGACGTGCATCGGAACCTTTTGGAACGACGACAACAAGCCCCCCGGCGGAAAGGAGGGCTTGTATCGTTACGACTACAACGACAAGCAGGGTGTGGCCTACGAAAGCTATGACGGAAAAAGCGGCAACTATGAAGAAAAGATCGACGGAAATACGACGGAAACGGTCGGCAAGAACGCAACCCACAAAATCGGCGGTGATCTGAAATTCATAGTCGGTGGCTCTACCGTCACGCTGACGCAGGGCGGCACTATCAAAATCGAGGGAACGGACGTTGAAATCAAAGGCTCCACCGTGAACATCAGCGGCGGGAGCGGAGATTGCAAGATAAACGGCATAAGCCTTGTGAATCACCTCCACGGCCACGACGGCGGCGCAACTGCTGGCCCGTATACCGTGGCTGGCGTTACAGGGAAGCCGCAGTAATCGGGAGGTGGTTCTATGGCATGGGGCGGAATTGGCAGCTTTGCAGGGCTGGTATTCACAGTGTCGAGCTGGCGCGTCGTAACGCCGGACAATATCAACGGCTCCACGTCGAGCAACTGGGCCGCCCATAGCGTGATTGGCGGAAAGGAAAAGAGCGAGTATGTAGGGCCGGGACTCAAAGAGTACCAGTTCGAGTTGCTGCTTAATTCACAGTTCGGAGTAAACCCGCGCAAGGTGCTGAACGCTTTGCAGGAATTGTGCGAGGCTGGCGCTGTTGACTACTTCATAATCAACAACAGACCGCTTTCCCGCTATCCGTTCAAGTTCGAGAAAATGTCGGACACCTGGGACGTGGTACATAGATTCTGGGGCCTCAAGTCCTGCAAGGTGACGCTGACCCTAAAGGAGTATGTATGAGTGACGAACTGAACAACTTGCTGCTGGGCGACATCGAAGTTGAAGTTGAGCCGTCCGATGGCGACCAAGACCGCGACGTGTACAATCGCCTCATAACGCTGTACGGAAGCCGAGTGGGAGAACAGGCACTTGACAGGGAGTTTGGCCTGGACATTTCCTGCTTGAGCCTCCCGGCGGAAGCGGCGGAAGCCCTCTTGACCGCGGAGATCACCCGAAAGACGGCGCGCTACGAACAGCACGCGCAGGTACAGCAGGTTGATTATAGCGAACAGGACGGCAAGAAAGGATATATCCGGCCAAAGGTGGTGGTGAAAATTGTCTAATATCACAGAGTTTGCAGACATCCCGGAGTACAGCGTAACAGGAAATCTCACCCTGCAAGGTGCGCGTGACCTTGTTATGGACATCTACACCGAGAACTACAAAAAGGTTTATGCCAAGGCACCGCCGCTGTACGACAGTGACCCGCTGACGCTGACTCTTAAAAGCATGGCTATGCTGTACTACATGGCTATGCAGGTGGCGGAGCGGCGCGCACTGGCCGCTATGCTGAAATCGGCAGAGGGCGCGCAGTTGGACAACATCGGCTTGCCTTTCGGCGTGAAAAGAAACCCGGCAACATACGCCACGGTGACGATCCGCTTTACCTTGTCGGCGGCGCAGAAGAGCGTGGCAATGATTCCGCAGGGAACCCGCATCCGAACTGGTGCGGGTATTTATTTTGCCACAACGGAATACGCCCAGATCGACATTGGCGAAACGAGCGTTGATGTGCTGGCAAAGGCGGAAGAAGTCGGCGCGGAAAGCAACGGCATTCCACCGGGCGTTATTGATACGCTGGTAGACGCGATCCCGTTTGTGGCTGGTGCTGTGAACATTGACACCAGCAGCGGGGGCGCAGATGTAGAGAGCGACGACAGCCTGACCCGTAGAATCTGGCTGTCCCCCACGACGTACAGTTGCGCAGGCCCGCGTGATGCCTACGAGTTCTGGGCTATGAGTTTTCGCTCTGACATTGAAAATGCCATTGCGATTTCTCCGAGAAGCCAGCCTTGCACGGCGTACATCTACTTCATGCTTACGGGCGGAAAGATGCCGAGCGAAAAGGACATTTCCGAAATGGAAACCTTTATGATGAATGAGGCCCGTCGCCCAATGACAGACCTTGTGATCTGCAAGGCCCCGGAAGAGGTGGAGTACAGCATCGACTTCACCTACTACATCGGGGCCAGCTCGAAGAAGAACGCCGACATCGTGAAGCAGAATGTGGCACAGGCGGTGCAGGAGTACCAGGACTGGCAACGCTCCATTGGCCGGGACATCAACCCGATGGAGTTGATCTACCGTCTGCGCGCCGCGGGCGTGAAGCGCGTGGAAATGCGGGAACCTGCTTTCAAGGTGGTGGAGAGCGGCGCAGACAAGGAAAAGGCACTCGTGCAGATTCCGAAGTTGAGCGGCCAGCCAACGGTCGTCTATGGAGGTGTCGAGGATGATTAAACTCCGCGAGGCTAGGATAACCGACGGCGTACCTAAGATCGTCGCCGCCCAGCCTTGGGTGCAGGTTTTGTCCGAAGTCTACGCCGAGTTACAGGGCCGGGTGCTGGATTGCCTTGACGCTGGTGTGACGTTCTCCGAAGTGGATAGCTGCTCCGAGGAAACACTCGACCAGATGGCGATATACCTCAAAGTCGAGTGGTACGATTCCGCCGCCGACTTGGAAACGAAACGCAGAATCATCAAGACAGCCATTGAAATTCAGCGGTACGCCGGAACGGTAAAGGCTGTCCGGGAACAGGTCAGCGTGACTTACCCGGATTCCGAAGTGGAAGAGTGGTTCGACTACGGCGGCACTCCCGGATTCTGGCGACTGAACGTGAACATCACCGATGCCCCGGCGCAGTATCACACCATCGACGAAATGGAGGATTTGCTGGGCTACACCAAACGCCTGACAGCTCACCTTGAGCATATCAGCTACATGGTGCGGCACGGAATTTCCATTGGTGCGCAGGTGGAGTGCATGGCATACAAAGTGCCTATCTGCGGTGCAACGATCTGCGGCACATACTGGCGGCCCAGTACGTTAGGCTGGTCGTCCAACGGCCTGCTGAACGTCGGCGGACAGGCAGAAGCATTCCTGGACAGCCCGAAGATCACGGGTACAATCCCCTGGATCAGCACAAAGGGATGGAGCGGCGGACAAACGCTGGATGCTACGCCGCAGATGGACGCTTACAAAATCCACCCGGCGGAATCCGGCGACGGCACGGCAACTGGCGAGAAGCCGCAGGCGGCCACGCTGGGCGCAAGTTCCGCCGCTACGGTATCGAACGCCGTAAAGGTGGAGGCGTTCAAGGTAAAGCCCCGCGTCTGCGGCAGAGCAAAGTGTAACAAGTAACGCTGCAACCGCCCCGGACAGGGGCTTTTATTATGCAGGGAAAGGAGAAAGAGCATGGCTTTTTTCACAGATACTTTTCTGAAAGCCCGCCGCGAAGAACTGCTGCGGGCGGTGAGCCGCTTCCAGTACCAGCTTAACGGCAGTACATGGAAAGACGGCGAAATCAACTCGAAGCAGGTTGTCGGGAACGCAGTCGTGGTGTACGTCAACGCTCCGTCGTCCGGCCAGAAAGACACCATCACGGCGGTTCGTGTGTATGACCGCAACGGTGAACTGGCCGGGAGCCAGACCGTGAGCCTGACCCGCGACAGCGTGAACGCCGGACTCCTGCGCTTCACGTTCCCGCTGGTGGAAGCAACGTAAAGGAGGACAACAGGTTATGCACAATAGAACATTCTGGGTAGACCAGGTGGAGGATCAGGACGGCCAGGTTATTCAGCAGGGTACGCTGATCGACCAGGCGCACTTGAACAACATGGAGGTCGGCATTTCCGACATCCATCTGGCATACCGCATCATTCAGAACGTCGTGCTGTGGTTTGGCCGCAGGCTGGGCGTGCTGGAAACTTCCAGCAACAGCCACGACACGGACATTGCCAGCATCAAGTCCACCGACACCACGCAGAACAGCCGCTTGTCGGCGGTGGAGTCGGAGATTGCCGCGGAGGTCAAGGAAGTAACCCTGACCGCGAACAGCAATCCGTGGCCGTTCTGCACCAAGGAAACGGCGGTGGCCCTGACGACCACACGAAAGAACACCAGCTATGACGTGGACGTGGCCGTCAAAAGTTATTCCGGCGGCAGGCTGGGCGACATTACCGTGAGCGACAAGCTGGTGAACGGCTTCAAGCTGACCCATGACGGCAGCGCAAAGACTGTTGTTGTGACCGTGAAAGTGACAGGAGGTATGAAGTAACATGAAAGTTGTAGAGCTGAACGAAGGCCGGAAAATCGAGTACGAGTTGAACGGCACGAAGCTGGACTTTGCGGACGGTACGCTGACCGTGAACTTGGCGAAGTACCAGCGCGACAGCGATATTACCAAGACGGTGATTGGTGACAAGGATGGCAACCTGCTGCTGATCGACAAGCCCGATACCCTGCCCAAAAAGAACGCCGATGGCCGCTTCTATGTTGCCATCGTCGAGATTCCGGCGACCGAGTATGAGGAAGTGGAAGTTGAGGGCGAGGCCGAAAACGAGGTCATGGCCGCCGCAGAAGTGGCGGACGAGAACGACAGCGCCGAGGACACCGCACCCAAGACTCACATTGAGCGCAAGGCAAAGCCGCTGGACACCGACAAGGTGACCTTGAGCCTGTGGAGCGTCGAGGACTTCAACATTCTGTAAGGAGGTAAAAGACTATGGCAAACAATTTCGAGGCTGCCGCATTTGCATTGCAGTGCGCATTTCCCAAGAACAAAATTCTGATGGACGACAAGGGTATGCCGTCTGTCTTTGTGTGGATTCCTGCGTTCCGCCTGTGTGATGTTCTGTCCACCACCAGCACCGACATTCACCCGGCATTCCGTGTGAACGGAAAGGAAATCGCAGGCTTCTACTTTGGCAAGTACCAGACCAAGGTTTACAACGAGCGCGCATACAGCCTGCCCGCAGAAGATCCCACCGTAAGCCAGAACTTTGACTGGTTTGCCAGCAAGACCAAGGCAAACGGCACGGGCTGGCATGAGGCCACCGTGGCCGAGTGGGCCGCCGTTGCCCTGTGGTGCCACAAGCGCGGCTGTGAGCCGCGGGGCAACAATAACTATGGCAAGGACGCAAACGAGTCCACCTACGATGCAATCCCCGCACCTGGCGTGCAGGACAGCGGTAAGACCGCCCGCGTGCTGACGGGTACTGGCCCGCTGCCGTGGAGCCACAACGGCCAGATGGACGGCATCTGGGATATGAACGGCAACGTGTGGGAGTGGCTGCTCGGCCTGCGTCTGTACAAGGGAGAACTGCAAATCATTGCAGACAACAACGCCGCTGACAACTCCGTGTCCACGGCTGCTTCCAGCGCAGCATGGAAAGCAATCCGCGCCAGCGACGGTGCGCTGATTACTCCCGACGGCAACGGTACGACCTCCGGCTCCATCAAGCTGAACGTCGTGTCCGGCAAGGCTGTGTGGGACACCACCATCACCGACCAGAAAGACGAGGGCCGCGGCTGCTCGTTCAAGGACATTACTGCCGGTTCTGCTGTGGGCGACGCTGCAAAGCTGGTGCTTATGGCACTGGCACTGATGCCGGATGCCGCTCTTACTGGCACTGGCATTGACACCACCTATGGCGGTGATTACTTCTGGTTCAACAACGGCGCAGAAGAGCGGCTTCCGAGTCGGGGCGGCAACTGGGGCAATGGCGGCAACGCTGGCCTGTTCAGCTTGGACCTCTACAATCCGCGCAGCAATTCCAACTGGAACATCGGGGGCCGTTCCGCTTTTGTGGAGCTGCCCGCTGAATCCTGATAAGCTGTCGTCCTGCGCGGTAGCGCAGGACAGAAGCGAAAGATAAAAACCAGAAAGCGCGGTGGGCCAGCGGGCCGCCGCGCCGATTTTTTGGAGGTGTTGACTGTGCCGAAAGAAGCCGACGTGCCGCCCCAGCAGGGAAAGCCCGAAAAGGGCGCGGGAGAAAAGAACGACGAGAAAAAGGTGGAGCCGTTTCATCTTAGGGAAAAGATCGAGGAAATGGTGGACTACGGCTACCCGTTGACAATGAGTTTTCCACGGAAAGACCGGGAACTCGCAGACGAGTTGAAGAAATCCATCCTGACGATCTATCGCCTGAGTATCGAAATCGACCGCAAATATTTTAAGAAAACCACGACCCAGAATCTCGACGTGGAGCTGGACGTACTGCGCGGAATGGTACGGCTGGCGGCGAGTAAGAAGTTACACGGGGGCAAGTACCCGCCGCCACTTACGATGCACCAATACGAGGTGTGGGCCAAATACAACGAGGAAATAGGCAAACTGCTGGGCGGCTACATAAAGACGCTATAAGCGGTTTGCCGATTTTCATACATGGGAATGTACTATACTCGGCTTCCGAATCGGGGCGGCAACTGGAACAATGGCGGCAACGCTGGCCTGTTCAACTTGAACCTCAACAATCCGCGCAGCAATTCCAACTGGAACATCGGGGGCCGTTCCGCTTTACACCACGTCACATTATGTGCGGCGACACCACGCTGGATATGGGGGCTGTGATCTACGGGTCATAGTCGGTGCGTGTGTCTAAAGGAGCGCATTTCCATTCCGGGCAGACAACCCGGAAAAATTTTGAATTGCCGTGGAGGCGGTAACGTCACACACGGCGACGGTGAAAAGAGGCAGAAATGCCAGGTGAAATAAAAACAGTTCAAAACGCATGGGCGGTCATTACGGAGTTTGAATATCTCTGCGAGGCCGACCATAACGCCCGCAAGGGAAAGCGATACCGCCAAGAAGTTTTAGCCTTTACTGCGGCGTTTGAACACAACCTGTTTGTGATTCAAGCGCAGATGCAGGGCGGCACATACATTCTCGGCCCGTACCGCAAGCTGTGGGTTTTCGTACCAAAGAAGCGTTTGGTGATGGCCCTGCGCTATCCTGATCGTATCGTACAGTGGAGCCTATACCAGTACCTCAACCCGATATACGACAAACTCTTTATCGAGGATTCGTATGCGTGCAGGAAAGATAATGGCAGCCACAAAGCGGCACAACGCCTGCAATACTGGATGCGGCAGGTCAGCCGGAAACCAGACGCGAAGTGGTACTACTTAAAGCTGGATATATCCAAATTCTTCTACCGGGTAAACCATGCCAAGCTGCTAGAAATTTTATCCAGAAGAATCAAAGACCCGGAGTTGATGCGCTTCCTGGACAGCGTGATAAACAGTCGGGCAGAAGCCTTTGGCCTGCCGCGCGGGAAAACACCGCAAGACATGCCGCCGGAAGAATGGTTATACGACGTGGGTATGCCGATAGGCAATCTCACGAGCCAGCTTTTCGCAAATATCTACATGAACGAGCTGGATCAATACGCCAAGCACGTTCTGCACATCCACTACTATATACGGTATATGGATGATGTAATTGTGCTGGCCGAAACGAAAGAACAGCTCCAAGAGTGGAAAGAGAAGATCGAAGCATTCCTGCGGGATGAATTGTTCCTTGACCTGAATGACAAGACCTGCATCCGCCCGGTGAGCATGGGCATTGAATTTGTGGGCGTGCGGATTTACGCAACCCACATGAAACTACGCAAGTCCACCGTCGGAAGGTTGAAGCGAGAGGTCAAGAAGATAACGGAGATGTACGCCACCGGGGAAATGAGCAAGGAAGATTTTGGCCGCCGTGTTGCCAGCATCAAAGGACTGCTGGCGCACACGCAGAGCGCAAGCTTGCGCGGGCGGTTGAACCTGATCTACCGGGACACCATGCAGAAGTATGGTAAGCCAACCGGGCCGGAAACGGACATCTGGAAAGGAACTTATGAAGAAAAGAAGTTGGCCCGATCTGTGCGAAAGGCTGCTTGAGAAGCTGGAAGCGGCGGGGGCTGATACCTCCGACGAGCGCGGGGATTTTGCCACGCTCATTGCCGAGTGCTGTACAAGAGCCTGCGGCGTAGACCTGCGCCCGAAAGGAGATGTGAACGATGGCGATTAACGCCTATTCGCTGGCAAAGGACGGAACGAAAAAGCTGTCCACGGATTTTAAGGTGCGCGAGTTCAGATGCAAGGATGGCTCTGATCCGATCTTTATTGATTCGGAACTGGTGGAAGTCCTGCAAAAAATCCGCACACACTTTGGAAAAGCGGTGAACATCAACTCTGCGTTCCGTACTGCGTCGCATAATGCGAAGCAGAAGAATGCGTCCCATTACAGCCAGCACCTCTACGGAAAGGCTGCGGACATCTGGATCGCTGGCGTGTCGGTGGATACGCTGGCCGCATACGTCGAAACCCTGCTCCCCAACCGGGGCGGAATCGGGCGGTATTACAACGACAACTTTGTGCACGTCGATGTGCGCGCCGCAAAGAGTCGTTGGAAAGGTTAAGAGAAAGGAAACGGAGGAAATATCATGGAAGCTATCAAGATGGTTATTTCTGCAATGCCTGCATGGATGGCAGTCGTGTGCCTGGTCGGCGGCGTGTTCATCGGCGCGCTGGCTCTGGTGCGCCTGGGTTACAGCGTCGTCGTGGCAAAGGCTGCCTACAAATGGATTTGCTGGGCAGAAGAGAACGTGATCGGCTCGAAGATGGGCGAAGAGAAAAAGAAGCAGGTTATCAAAGCCCTGCGTGATCTGACACCTGACTGGTTAGATTGGGCTATCAACGAAAAGTTCCTGGACTTTTTCGTTGAACTGATTTTCAAAGTCACCAAGAGCAAACTCGAAGCATACATGGAAAAGAAATCCAAGGAAACCGCAACTGTGGCCCGTTTCGGTAAGGCGGGGGAGGACAACAAATATGACTGACGAGGAACTGGAACACCGCTTGACGGATGTTGAGAGCAGAAGCAAGAGCAACACCCACCGACTCGATGACCTGGAAAGGCTGACCGATGCGGTAAACGGCATGAACACCAACATCAAGCTGACAATCCAGCAACTCGAAAACACGAACAAGAGCCTTGAAATTGTCACGGCTCAAAACAAGAAGCAGGACGATCGCCTGACCGCATTAGAAAAGGCCCCCGGCGTGTTTGGAAACAAACTCTGGTGGGCAGTCATTGCGGCGTTCGTTTCGGGCTTTGTGGCCTACGAATTGACCGCGCTCCTGCACTAA